AATGTATCAAAGAATGTCTCGGGTGGTTACAAACCAATCCAATCACCTGAAGTGTCAAGCACGACGACGGGCACTCAGGATAAACATCCTATCATATGGGCTGCTTTAACAAGAGTGCGTAAATGAATAAAATTATGTATGTCTTCATAACCCCTAGGGGTTACGAATCTGATATAGAATTTATTCTACATCTTCTTCGAGCTTGATAAGTGGATCGTTCATGTATTTCATGAAACCATCAGGTGTTTGATCATCAGGGATGTGTGCTTTCTTGCGCGCATCCATGTACTTTTCCATGTATTTCTCTTCAAATTCGGGGTTCTTATTCTTCATTTCAATCAACCACTTGACACATGCCTTTTCGTTTTCGACACACTCGGCACGCTTCACGACATGTTGTTCAATGGAGTATCTGAGATGAGCCAGCTTCACTCGGTGGGCAATGTAATTTTCCACGTCTTCGGCGTTGGGGTCCTTTGCAGCATTGGACCTAAGCTCTTCCTCGCGTCTGTTGATTTCGTCCATCTCTTTCTTATCTTTTAATCGTTTGTTTCTCACATTCTGACCTATAGCTTGTTCGGTTTTATCCTGAAGATTAACCTCGATCGTTTCCTCTGCCATACCAACAGGGATAAGAGGGAACGGCGCGCCAATGATACATGTGAATATGGAGTTGGTAGAGTCAATTTCTCTCACTATCTCCTCTGCCCGCTGAGTAGCATCTTGCTGGGTATGATATGCACCCCTGATCTTAGCGACACCCTTCACTATGTGGGTACGGTTCTGTAGTTTCTCTAGCTTTTCCAGTTGATCATCACTCAGACTACTCTTTATCTCTTTAAGAAACTTGTTCATATCTTCATCAGGGGTATCAATGTATGAGAAAAGGGCGAACTTGGGCTCTCCGGGTACCTGTGGGTCAACGAAACGCCTGTTGATTCGAGGAAATACATCAACGCTTTTAACCAACTCATCCTTGGCTAACGCAGTCTGTTCCTTTGTCAGATGTGGTTCGTTTGTTTCACCGGTTTGGTTAAAACTCTTTATATTCTCCATTTTGTTGTGTAAATATAATACATAACCCAGTATGACACGAAAGCTGTATGATTTTATATGACAAGGCTAGCTTCATATAAAAGTATTAATAATGCCAAGGTGCAAATATGCTAAATCGTACTATATTTATATTTATATTTATTTACATCTTTTACCTATTCCTACTAGTTTCAGAACATTAAATTCAACTTATTTGGGCTATAATGAATAAAGATTTCAACTTGTCCAGATGCTCAGCTGACAACTTGTCAAATATATGTTTCATATTTTCATCGAAACATTTGACATAGGGTGCGTACGTAATAGAAAAGTCGTAGTGGGTCAAGTGATTGAAAAAGTCATACTCTGTTGGGATCAAACATGACCGTTGTGTCATTATCATCATTAAGAACTTGTGAAACATGACATGGTTGCTAATGAAAGAAATGTTGTTCATCATGTTTGTAAACGCATCGTAGTGTTTGTTTTGCGAAGCCATCCAAAAACCATGTCTGAACTCGTTCGTATCATAAAACTCGCGATAAAAAGTCCTGAAGATCTTAATCATGTATGCACTCATGGCAGAAATCATGTTGTCCGTCAACATCCACAACTTGTTATCAAGCACCCATAACCTCACACCATCCTCATTTATACTCTTCAAGTTATAGAATGACCACGTGTTTGCTTGTTTTTTACCCATATCTAGGTAGCCTATCGAGTTGTTACGGTAAGGTCCTAGAAGCCCGTGCTCAATCACTTTATCAACTGGTAAGCAGACAAGCGATGGAATGCAACAATGCCTCAAAATATCCTTAAAGTCAAACGGTCTCAATTCGGGTGGTTTCATGTAGCACCTCAAAATCACTTCTCTGGATAACCTATTTAAATCTTCATTGGTTGAAATACACTGGGTTTGTTTAAGGCATCCTTTGTAGAGCGACAGCCTCACGTCGTTGACAGACAGGTGGTCCATGATACGAGAGTGGACCTTGTTAGACTTCCTGAGCATCATAATTTGATCATTCAGGATCTTTTTGTATTCACATATGTCTACCACCCCCAATAAAGCGTTACGTGTAACAGTTAGAGTTGACCATAGCGAATCATCATCCTCTCCATCTTCACATAGTTCTTCAAGAATTACTTCAATGGTTTCAACACAGACTGTCTTAAAGGTGTCAATAGTGTGCGTTTCCAAATTGATAGCTATATGACTTTTTATGTTATTAATCTCTTCATTGATCATGCCCGTGATCATATTCGACATTTGTTCACATTGATGTTTTACGTACTCTTGGTGGTAGTTGATTTTCTCTTCTTCAGTAAATACGGTAGGAGCATTTCTAAAATTATTAGGGATCTTGGAACGGTCTATGTTAAACTTGTCTTCATCACCGAGAAACATACTAATAAGTGACCCTGTTGTGTTGGGCTCCTTACCTTCAAGTATAGATTTCTTTTTTATTAACCCTAATAAGATTCCTATCCTAATAACGTCCATTTCAACAATATTCATAGGAATCCCGGTGGCCTTTGACGATGCTTCACGACGTGAGCGACTCTTCTCAGAATATTCCTTCCGCCGCTTCATCTCTTCATCCAGTTTACATAGCTTCTCTTTTTGCTCAGCAGTTAGTTGCAAAGACATCTTTTTTTAAAGACTAATAAGGATGTTTAGATCAGATCCAATTGATATACAGATGTTTGATCAATAAGAACCGTTTATCAATATCTTATGAAAGTAAAAATGGATATATGTAATCAATGGAAAAAGAATAGGTTAATTAACCCAAGGACAAGTCGTAAAATCAAACCAACAGGTAGAGTATACAAAGATCTGGAAGTTGAATGCTCAGACGCTCCAAAACCACCTATCCGACGCGTTCACTACTCGCCCAAATGTTTAAACTGGTACATAAATCCAAACATAAACCCAGACACTGGTAGGATAATTAAGATTGGTGGACCCACATACTTGAAACTTGAGAAAGAGTGTGGAGGATTTCCAACTTTGGCATCTCCAAAGTTGGTTCAAAAAAAACTAGGTTATCCAAAACTAGGGTCTCCAATAATGCTAAGCTCTCCAGGCTGCAGAGGCATTGGAAGACTAGACTCTCCAGGTATTCCAAAATTAGGCTCTCCAGGTTCTCGGCGTATTAGAAGACCAGCATCACCAGCATCTCCAGGACTACCAAAACTAGGCTCTGTATTAAAACTAGGCCCTGCCTATCAAAAAAAATACATGTATATTGAAGACGATTGTGATGAATGGAAGAATGATCCAACAACGGACCCTGCAACGGGGTCCTCTATCGACCCGCTAGGGAAGATTTATAAATTGTATGAAGATACCTGTGGTCCGCCAACCGATGCACCACAAACGTCATGGTTCTCACAACGTCTTCAGAAGGGTCTCCGCATCAACAATGCAATCAGGTCAATCAAAACAGATCAATGGAACGTGTGCCTTACAGGCGCCAACGCTCCAGCATTTAGAGCCAACTTGTCAAATATAGTCAAAATTGGAAAAGGATCGTTCGGTCAAGTGTATAGAGCTACCCTCGTCAAAGAAGGTGAACAGCTCGTCATCAAAGAGGCCTACTTAAATAATGATGAAAAAAAAGTCCTTAAAGAGGCTACCAAGCAGAATCAGAAATGGGAGAGCTTGAATAAAAAGTCATACCCACGAGAAAATAAGATCCTAGACCTCATCAACAAACTCCTGTTGACTCGTAAATGTCCCAATTTCGTTTACGTCTACAACATGGCCATGTGCGATGGATGCTTAATCAAAGATCATTATAGGAAGTCAGCATCAAGCTCCTGCTACGTTACCTTCATGGAATCGATGGATACGGATCTGAAACGTACACAAATTAAACAGTTTGACCAGCAGTTGAGCGTGTTGTATCAAATGCTTATTGCAGTGCATGCGATTCATCGCTACTATGGCATATGGCATCGGGACATTAAATCTTCAAACATTTTTATTCAGGTGGTCAAACCGGGTGGTTATTTCGAATATGTAATTGGGGGTAAATCCTACTTTGTTAAAAACGCTGGATTTATCGCGTACATTGCCGATTTTGGTGTCTCTGAAATCCTATCACCCGCTTACGCGTTAACAAATTACTACGGGAATAGGAACGCTGAAGTGATGCGCTCGACAAATGAGGTGGATGGAAGTTATCTCTATTGGAAACCTATTTCAGTGTATGGTTCCTGGAGGTCCATTGACTGGTATGATAGCTCATTAAAAAAGATAAGTGCAACTAGAAACGAAATCACCTGTCCTTCAAATATAAAGAGTTCTGTACCTATCCGCCTCAAAGATAACATGAAGTTCCCCCCATTTGAGTTCTTTGGCGATATACAGGATGTGATTCGTATATTTGTCGGTGGTAATCAGAGCGAGCAGAGGGGTACGCACAAACGCATGCAATACCTTAGCAATCGATTAGAAAAACTCATAAATGAAAAGAAGGCATACCTGAGCAGAAAGGATTCCATTTATCACATACATGGAACCGTCAAATACATCCTCGCTAGCGAAATGCTTGACCAGTTGTACATTGAACCAACCGTTGACAACATAGTTGACCGATTTGTGATGTAGGTTTCCTACATAAACTGATATGAGTGTACCTCTTTACATAGAAGCTGACCTCGCCCTTGAAGACATCATATAAATTGAATTTTTTCTTCGAACTCACACGTCTTAGAATAAATGGCTTCCAATCACCCACAAACAATCAACTACAACGGGCACGAGACCTACTTAGCTAACGATCTCAAGACTGTGCACCCATCCCTTTTCAGAGGTGTTAGGTCTGTCAAAGGAATCGTTACCAAGCACAACATACCGAACAATCAACATTTTATCGTCAAATACATAAAAAAGACCGACTCGTATGAACCCAGCAACCTCACATATCTGCGATCCAAAATCCTTATCAAGAAAGACTGGTTTGACCAATTCATTGAGACGCCTGAGGCTGCAAACCCTGGTGAACCCAGAGACGCACCTCCTATCTTGGAGCTGACTGATGAAGAGAAGTTAACAGACGATGACGGAAATGTATATGAAGTGGAAGTAAGAGGTGAGCGTCATGAGGATAAGATCAGGTTCAAGGGGAAAGATGTAGCGAGAGCGTTTCAGATGGAGAACCTGGTTGATGGTGTCCAAAATGAAAGAGGTTATAATAAAAATGAAGACTTTGAGATTCTATACGTAGTTGATGGGAAGGAGGGAAATAACAAAAAGTTGTTCTTTACATGTAGAGGACTCAAAAAGGTCCTACAAAGATCAAGAAGTCTAAACATATACAATATACAATGGTTCTTAGATAACCCTTTTATTAAAGAGTTTGTACATCTAAATGTTATTTTCCCATCCAAAGAGCAAGAAACCATTGATTATATTGTACAATCATTTCCTCAATATGAATGTATCAAACAATATCGAGTCAAGTCGTATAGAATAGATCTGTACATTCCCGAGGTTAAGTTATCAATTGAATGTGATGAATACGGACATGTGGATAGAGACCAAACATACGAACAAGAGCGTCAAAATGATATAGATAGAGAATTGCACTGTTCGTTTTATAGATTCAATCCTCATGCGGATGGGTTTAATAGATTTAGATTGATTGATGATATAAGTGAAGAGATTAAATGGTGTAATGTAAAATTGGGAAAAGATAAAGTTGATCTTTCAAAAGACGAAATCACACCTGTAATAAATGATCATATATGCAGTCTGAAGAGAGCGCTTGATGCGGCGTACGCGAGTATCCGGTCTTTCCAGGAGAGTGAGCATGGGTATCAGGAGCGTGAGCGTGGGTACAGAGCCCAACTGGAATACAACAGAGCCCAACTGGAATACAACAGAGACCAACTGGAAGACAGCAGAGACCAACTGGAAGACAGCAGAGACCAACTATCTCAGAAGGATGAGCTGATCAAAGATATAACTAGAAAATTGGCCAACTATTCGAGACAGCTACAAGAGAACCCAGGGGATCCTACCATATCTGAGAAGATAGGTAAGTATAGGAGAAAGGT